CGAGACCCACTTCGACAACTGGAAGGTCCTGATGGACCGGGTCATGCACTACAGCACCGATCCGATGCTCCCGCCCGGCCTCGACCAGCTCATCTCGATCACCCCGACGGTCGGCACCATCGGCGGCAAGGACCGCGCGAGCAACCCGCTGCTCCAGAACGTCGGCGGCACCTTCCAGGGCATCAACCTGAACGCTCTGGACTGCTCGGGCAACGGCAACCTGTACCGGGGCATCACCATTGCTCTGCGTCAGGCCAACATCTTCGGGCGTGGTCGTTCCGCGCGCGTTGATCGGCTGTTCGCTGGCAGCAAGTTCATCGACGGCCACGCCCTGTTCCGCCAGCGGACGGGCACCTCGCACGAGGGTATCCGCGTGCAGGCCAAGGCTGACAAGATGGGCAAGCAGGACATGGCGATCCTGGACACCGAGCACTACTTCGCTGGCATGCCCATCGAGTTCGACCCGACCCTGGATCTGCTCGACCAGCTCGGCACCCCGGACAATGGCGTCCCCTTCTCGTGCCGCTGCTACGGCATCGCGAGCAAGGCCTTCGAGGTCCGCTGCCCGCCGAAGATGGACATGCAGGTGTCCTTCCCGGTCGATCCGCCCGATCAGCGTTTCACCCGCATGAGCACCGACTCGCGCTGCGCGCCGGTCGTGACCGTCCCGAACGCTCACTTCGTCCTGGCTGTGGACCCCGCCACCGTCTGAGCCTGCTGACGCCTAAAACGGGTGTCTCCTACTCCACCTGTCCAGGCCACCCCCGTACTTGTGTACGGGGGTGCGGTTTGTTAGGATCCCCCGCGAGTAGGAGACATCCGCATGCCCATCATCCTCCACACAGCGTTTCTCGTCCCGCGCGGCACCAGCCAGCTCATGGTGTGCCCCGCCTACGAGAAGCCTCTGCTCCAGCTCAAGTTCAACACGGGGCAGGCGGATCGCGGGCTGTGGGTCAAGACGCTCCCGGAGATCCCGAAGGACCTTCCACCGAACGCCAAGCAGAAGGAACTGGGCCTCGAAGCCGAGATGACCCGGCTCGCGGCCACCTACGGGGTGGGCAACTTCCGTAAGGTGTACCCCATCGACGAGCTGTTCGAGAAGGCCTTTGCCTCCTGCGAGATCGCCGTCCTCCCTGGCGCGGAAGGCGCGGTGCCCGACATGGCTCCTGCCCCGTCCACCCTGGTGGATGAGTTCGTCGAGCTGAACGTCCCGACCCTCTCCCGCGACAAGGCGACCAAGCTGGTGGAAGCTGGCTTCCAGGTCTGCAACATTGCCAACTCTGACATCCGCGCCATCAACGCGGTCACCGGCCTGTCCACCAATCTCCTCCGGTCCATCATCGAGGCATCGAAGCGGGCAGCGCCCGCTCCGCTCCCTCGTGGAGTGCCAAGCGCACCGAGCGAAATGCGTGCCACGGTGGAGGCTCCGGTCCACGCCTAACGGGGACCCATGGCTCTCGCGCTCCAGCCCTCACTCGTCGAGCTTCGTCAGGCTGTCCTGTCCCGCTGTGGCCTCGCCACCGAGGGCAACATCCCGCGTGCCATCCAGGACACCATCGACGAGCGCATCCGCTCGGCACAGCTCCAGCTCTATGAGCTATTCCCCTGGCTCGTCACCTACGTCCAGCGCGAGATCGAGCTGCAATCGCTGGTGAGCGACTACGACATCCCGGACGACACCGAGCCGGGCAAGATCACCTTCGTCGCCGTGCGTCGCAAGCAGGACGGCTGGATCTTCGTCCTCGACCGGGGCATCCGCCCGGACGAGATGAACTACGTCACCCAGCAGTCCACCGTCACCAAGGGCGCGATGCCCCTGCGCTTCGACTTCATTGACAACGTGCTGCGGGTCGCCCCGATCCCGGACACCGACTACTACGACGCTCTCCAGCTCAACTACTACCAGACGCCGGGGCGCATGGTGGCGGATTCCGAGCGGTGCGTGGTTGATGGCGAAGCCCTCAAGATGATGGCCGAGATCCTGGTGAAGCAGCACTTCGGTGGACAGGACACCACCAAGCTGGAACAGCAGCTCGTGGTCTATGTGGACCGGGTGAAGATGAAGCAGAGCAATGGCGAAGGCTTCCAGATGGGTGGGCATCAGTCCCTCGTCGGTCGCACCCAGCGTCGCAACCGCTTCGCGTGGTCCGCGATCCGGGGCAACACATGGCGTGACTGGAGGCCCTGGTGAAGGACGTTCGGCGCGAAGCAGATCGCCGCCTCTGTGGGGCGACGCGCTCCATGGCGTGGGGCATCGGCGCGGTCATCGTGGTGTCCCCGCAGACGGGGCACGTCACGGCACTCGAACGCCTCACCGGCTTCCGCTACACCAAGAGCCTGCACCTGGACTCGCCCCCGTGTTCGCTCGACGGCGACCGCGCCACCAACAACCTCTGGGTCGGCTGCACCGACGGTGCCCTGGTGCGGATGACCAACACGGATCTCCAGCCCGCCGAAGTGGCGCGCGTGAACCTGGGGTGCAAGGTTGCCTGGGTCGCCCTGGGCAAGAGCGCCACCGGCAACGGACGGCTGCGCAGCACCTCGGCCCGCCGCCACGAGTCCATGGCCCTCGACGAGCGGATCCTCGACGTCCGCTCGGACCTCCTGGCCTTCGCCCCGTCCAAGACGGGGATCCGGGTGTTCAACAGCCGCCTTGATGGGCTGGTGGATATGGGCGAGATCCAGGGCATGCCCGCGCACGAAGCGGGCGCATTCGACCCCACCACAGGTTGCCTGTTCCTGGCCTCCTCGCGCGGCGAGGGCGCGGTCGTACAGGTGAACCCAGACAACAGCCTGACCACCCTGGCGATGCTCTCGTTCCCGAATGTTGAGGGTGCGATCCAGGCGCGCGTGGTCGGCACGGTGCTGCACGTCATCTGCGAGCGGCGGAACCGCTGGCTCACCTGGGACATCACCGACCCGGAGAACCCGATCCTGGCTGCCGACGACGCCTACGATGTCGGCCTCTACTGGGAGCGGAACCCGGTGCGCTGGGTCACGGCGACGGGCGAGCTGCTGCGCCGCAGCGACTCCTGGCTCGATTTCGTTCCGGCCAACCTGCCGATCACGGACGGTGGCACCGCCTACCAGAACATCACCGACGAGCCATTCCGCTGGGCGCTGCACGGGGAGGTCGGGAAGATCACCTGGGACCAGAAGCGCGGCGTCCTGCCGTTCCGGGTGTTCCTGACCGGCGGCCTGACCACGCTGCCATCGAAGAAAGTCGGCTGCCTGCCGCGCATCTTCGGCACCATCACCAAGCCCACGGATCCGCCGATCACCGTCGAGCTGACCGGGAATACCAACGGCGGGACCACCGAGGCAGCGGCCTACGACGCCGAGGACACCGAGGTGTTCAGTCTGATCGCCAGCAAGAGCGGCGCGCAGAATCCACCGATCACCAACCCCATCACCGTCGGCTACTACGACTGCATCGAAGGACTGGTGACGCACCTGGGTGCGCGCAGCGAGCAGTATCCCAGCGACGGCTCGAACATCGTCCGCACCAAGATGCCCTATGTGATCCGGGGCGTTCGGGCGCGCGTCAGCGCCACCGCGACTCCGGTGTTCACTGCTTCACTTAGCGGATTCTTCCAGAATCCCGCTGACCCCATTGTGACCGTCACCCGCTACTGGGAGGACCAGGACCGGACGGTGACGGTCGAGCTGGCCGCTGCGGTGCCGGTGGGCCGGGTCATCACCCTCCAGGACACCAGCTATCCTTCCGGTTCGACCGAGGTCGCTGGCTTCGTCCGCAAGGTGCTGCCGACCCCGTTCTTCTCGGTGCTGGCGTCTGCGGCCCGCGCCTATGTGCCAGCGCCAGAATCTAGCTTCAGTGGGGATAGCAGCGGCCATGTGCCGGGCATCTACCGCTTCTGGTGGAAGTCGGGGTCGTTCTTCGATCCAGCCACGGGCCAGTATTTTGTGTTCAATCTCGACAATGCCTCGCGCATCGGCATCCGGCACATCCTGGCCCAGCCCTACGCCGCCATCGCGGACCCGAGCTGGACCCAGCTCTCGCCGGTCATCGACGCGGCGCTGCTTGAAGCTGACGCCCAGGCTATCGCCGCCGCGCAGCAGAACCTCACCTTCACCATCGCAACGCCGCTCCAGTGTCGCCTCGGCGCGGGCCTCATCACCCCGCCGGTCGGCTGCACCGGATCCGTCGAGTTGTACGTCCAAGCCCTGTCCCCCTGGCCCTACCCATGACCCTCGCACGCATCAACAACATGCAGGGCCTCGACGTTCGCCGCATGCGCGAGGCCGGGGACGCACGCACCGCGCGCCGCGCCGTGAACCTCGATCTCACCCTGGGCGGCGAGTACGAAGCCCGCGATGGCCTGCGCCCGCTCATGCCCCTCGACCCACGCTCGAAGGGTCTCTACTCGCTGGGCGGCACGCTGCGCGCCATCGCCCCAGCCGGGCAGGGCGTGCTACTGAACGGGGTCGGCCCGGTGCGGGTGCGCTACGACCACGTTGGCTTCGGGGACGGCTACTACAGCTCGGTCTCGGTCGCGATGACCAACACCAATCAGGCACAGCTCGTCGGCGGAACGTGGCCTGTGGACGTGGTGGGCAAGATCATCGTCATCGGTGGCACCGAGACCTTCACGGTGACCAGCCGGATCAGCGACCAGTTCATCCAGCTCAGTGGGTTCTTCGTCCCACCACCTGGGTCCTACATCTTCGTCATTAACACCTCGCCGCTGTTCCAGTCGCGCACCGTGTCGATGCAGGGGTCCAGCGACATCGTGACCATCGTCAACGGGACGTGGCCCGAGAACATTGACGGGCGCAACCTGTCGATCCTCCGCGCCGGGTACGCCAGCAGGGTGGTGGCTCGGCTGACCCCGACCACCCTCCGCATGGAGACCGCCTACGAGGGCAACGCCATCGTCGGCGCAGATTTCCAGCTCGATGGGGTTTCAACACCCTATCCGCTCGACACCCTGGTTCGCGTGACTGGGGTCGAAGCCTATGGTGCGAACGCCAGCTTCGGTGTGTACCCCTACATCGTGGTTGAGCGGTGGGCTGACCCACTGAACCATGCGCGCGGGCTGGTGTACGAACACCACTGGCTCACCCGTGAGGCCACCGACCCGAACACCGCGCTGACCACCCAGATCCGCCTGCCCTTCTCCCCGGGCGCAGCCATCCTCAAGATGGGTGGCAAGATGTATGCACCGGACGATGTAAACGGCGTCGTGCGCTTCTGCTCGACGGCCAACGGCCCGAGCGATTGGGTGACCCCGCAGGACGCGGGCTACATCCCGGTTCTCACCCATGCCTCTGGCGACCGCCGGATCCAGGGCCTCGGCGTCTATGACGATAAGATGGCCGTCATCTTCTCGGACGCCGTGCAGCTCTGGGCCACCGACCCGCAGCCGAGCAACATCACCCTGGTGCGCGTCATCAACGGCCCTGGCACCGACCAGCCGCGCTCGGTGGTCAACGTGCTGGGTGACCTATTCTACTTCACGCGCGGTGGCTTCCGCTCGCTGCACATGGCCACCGTCACCGGCCAGATCCAGGAGCAGGACGACATCGGCGGACCCATCGACGAGCTGGCCCAGCGGGAGACCGGCGAGGTGGGCGTGGCCTTGTGGTCGCAGCGGCGCGGCCAGTACCTCTGCGCGTTCGGCTCGAAGGTCTATGCCTACCGCTACAGCCCGAAGTCGAAGCGGCAGGGCTGGACCATCTGGGAGCTGGGGGTCCCGGTCGCCGCCATCACCGAGCTGGGTGGCAAGACCTACATCCGTGCCGGGGACATGCTCTACGTCATGGACCCGGAATACGACGACGGCTCCGAGTTCGAGCTGGTGTTCAACGACCTGACGGGCAAGGACCCGTCGGTGAACAAGCGCCTGGATTTCGTCGAGGTGAGCCAGATCGGCACCTGCCAGTTAAGCTGCTACCTCCGACCCGACACGGACGAGTTCTATGTTCAGGGTCCCACCATCGTCGGGTCCACCCTGAACTACAACCGCCTATTCCTTGGAGCCATTGCGCGTACCTTTGGCTTCCGCCTGACCGGCAAGCGGCCCTGGCGCTTCGCGGCTCTCCAAGCTACCTACCACGAACTCGGATGGTAATGACATGACCTACCCCGCCCTCTACCAGCGCATGTTCAACTTCCTGCGGGATAAGAACAATGGCCTGGAGTCACCGGATCCGGCCAAGCTGGACATCGAACTTGACGCGATTCAGGTCACCCTGGCCATGTGCCGTGATCGGCTCAAGTCCATCACGTCAGCCGACGGGCGGCTGCGGAATGTCCCGCAGCCCTTGGCTGCCGCCCTGGTCGGCACCTGGGAGGGCGTGGGTACCGGAGTAACTACCGTTACCACGACGATCCCCTGGCAGCCCGCATTCTCGATCAACTCCATGTTGATTCTGGCCAACTCGGCACCCCTGCGCCCGTCCCAGCTCGTCAGCGTGCAGGACGATGGCGGGTTCCTGGAGATCACCTTCGTCAACGCTCCGTCGATCACCACTACCCTCGTCGTATGGGCCCACGAGCCGGGCGCGGGCCTGCTGACCCGGCTGGCCGACACCACCACGGGCGAAGGCGCGTCGCTCATCGGGATCGAGGATGCCACCGGGCTGCTCGACGCCGACAATGTGGAGGACGCCATCGCGGAGACCGCCGCCGAGTTCTCGGCTTTCCAGACCGAGGTCGGGGATCTGGCCCTGTACTTCAAGACCGACGGCAGCCGCCCGGCGGTCGCCAACTGGGACATGGCGGGTTTCAAGGTCACCAACGCGGGCGACGGCACGGCGGACGGGGACTACATCACCCTGCGCCAGATTGCGGGTTACATCTCGGTGTGGTCGGATCTGCAACGGTTCTACCTCAAGCGCGACGGCTCGACCGCCATGGCGGGCGCGCTGAACTTCGGCAACAACAAGGGCTACAACCTCGCGGACCCGGACCTGAACCAGCCGCTCGACGCGGTGAACGTGCGGTCCATGCTGCGCTCGCTCTCGACCAGCGGCGCGGCTCCGGTCGGGCTGGTCTCGGCCTACGCGGGCGCGCTCCCGCCCTCGGCTGACTGGCTGGTGTGCGACGGCGGGGCCTACTCGGACTCGGCCTACCCGGTGCTGACCGCGCTGCTCGGTGGTGCGTACAAGCCGCCGGGCATCCCGGCCCAGGGCTGCGTCACCGCCCAGGTCGCCTTCGTCGCCTCGGGTGATCTCTCGGCTGGCGTGCTGGTGACCATGCCGCCCGTGCAGAACGACGGCGCTGGCTACGAATACATCCCGCAAGTCGTGTGCGTGAACCCCGGCGGCGGGGTCACCTCGGCCACCTTCAATGTGGCCTTCGTTGACGGTCTCCAGGGATCCATCGACGGCAGCACCCCGAACGCGATCAACGGCCAGCTCGTCATCACCCTGGCTGGTGGTGGTTCCAGTATCGTCGCAGGGGCGACGATCCAGGTGCGCCCGGTGCGGGCAGTAGACACGACCCAATCCGCGTTCGTGCAGCTTCCCGTCGGGTTCTTCCGGGTGCCGGATCTGCGTGGCCGGTCGATTGTCGGCTATGGCACCGAGAGCAAGACGCCCGGTGTGGTCAACCCCCCGTCCATGGCAGCGGGCGATGTCTATGATGCGGCGACCCGCCCGCTGGGGACCCAAGGCGGCGAGGAACGGCACAAGCTGAGCTGGCACGAAATGCCAATCCACTCGCACAGTATTCCGTCCGATTGGAACGTCTATTACAACAACTACTACCTGGCCCGCTCGACGGGCTTCGATGTGCCGTCGGCAACGCCGACCAACACCGCTGGTGGTGACCTCTCCCACAACAACATGCAGCCGTGGGCAGCCCTCAACTACATCATCAAGGCGAAGTAAGCCATGGCAGACGCATACGATCAGTACCGGCTGGCCCCTCAGACCTACCAGAATCCGTGGGCGTTGCAGGGGGATCCGCAGCAGTTCTACGGGCCGAGTGCCTCGGTCTGGGGCAACATTGGGAAGGGGGCTGTCGCAGGCGCGGGAATCGGGGCCGCCTTCGGTGGGGTCGGGGCGGTCCCCGGAGCAGTCATTGGAGCCGCCGTCAATCCATTCCGCCAGTCGTTCCAGAGCCTCGGGGATCTGCGGAGCGGTGACAGTTGGAAGAACTTGATGTCAGGTGGGGCCAACTTCAAGAAAGACGAGCAGAACAAAGCCTTGATGCAGCGGATGATGGCGGTCTCGCAATGGCAGATCGAGCAGAAGCGACGCCTGGGTGAGCGCCTGAGCCAGCAGGGGGCAGACGTTCGCGGAGACCTAGAGGGCGAGCTGAACACTGCCATCGACGCCAGCGGCAAGATGGGAGACATGGATGCGACCAAGGATGCGATGACCAAGTTCGAGCAGCGGTATCAGCAGTACATGCTGGGCCGTCAGCGCGCTGGTCAGGCTCGTCAGGTCGATGCCATGATGACCGACCAGGGTCGGCTCGCGGCCCGGAAGAACCGGCTCGACGCTGAGCGCAAGCAGGGCCTTGGAGGCATCGCAGAGCAGTATCGCATCGGCCAGCGCGACAACGCCTTCAACCAAGCTCGGCGTGGCATGCAGGGCGGCTCGACGGATGTCGAGAAGCAGGGCGAGCTGGGACGCGGGCGTGACCGCGCGGCCATGGGTCTCCAGCAGGGCCTCAACGCCAAGGCGCAGCAGTACCGGCTGGGCGACCAGCAGCAGCGGTCGGCCCTCATGGGCTTGATCTACGCCGACGATCCGAACACGGCTGCTGCCTACCAGACCACCCTGGATTCCATCGAGAACCAGGGCCGGATGGTCCAGGAGAACCAGGCCCTCAACAGCCAGATGTCGGCGCAGAAGTCGGCAGCGGCGACCGGCTACTCGCAGGCCCTTGGCGGGCTGATGTCGGCTGGATCGAAGCCGCTGGGCTACTACGTTGAACACAGCGGCGGAGGAGCCTGACATGCTACCAATCGTAGGCGGGATAATGATGGCGGGCGGAACCGCCATGAACATGATCGGCACGCGCCAGCGTGACAAGGCCACGCGCCGCGCGCTCAAGGACTACCAGAACGCGGTGAACGCCCGCAACGCCCAAGAGCGCCAGCAGTTGATGGAGCAGCAGGGCGTGCTCTCGGGTTTCGCCAAGGAACGCCAGGGTGGCATCGGGCGGTACATCACCGACCTGGAGATGGCTGAGCGTCCGGTCTCCGACGAGGGCTTTGCGGAGCGCAATACCGGCGCGCTCAACGACATCGGCAAGCTGACCAGTGGGCAGCAGTCCACGCACGCCTACAGTGGGTCCCCGCGCTACAACGCCGAGGGCATGCAGCAGGACATCACCAAGAAAGACAACGCGCGCGTGGCCGAGGCCATGCTCGCGGACCACACCAACCGCCAGATCGACGAGCGGCAGAAGGCGGCTGGCCACAAGATGAGCCTGGGCGACCTCCTGCGCCAGGGCAAGGTCACGGGCTACCAGCAGACGGTCAAGCTCGCCAAGGCGCTGCGCGACCTCGACTGGCAGCGCAAGTCTGCTGCCATGCAGGGCGAGCTGGACGAGGCCCAGAAGAAAGGCCAGTGGCTCAACATGCTTGGCGGGCTGGCCACCCAGGGCGGCGGTATGCTGGCCACCTACGGACTGGCTAGCGGCATGGGCGGCGGCGCGGCTGCGGCGGGTGGGGCAAGTACGGGCGCGATGACGGGCCTGGGATCACCTGTTCCCTACGACATGCCCGCAGGGGGTTTCTCAGGAGCCTACGGGGGCAACGCACTTCCGCTGGGTCAGTCCGGTTCGTTCTTCCAATAGGATCTATCCATGCCTCTCTCCTTCGATCCCGCTTCGCTCATGGCCCCCGGTGGTGTGGTCTCAGGTCTTGACGACCTGGGCGCTGCCGTGATGAACGCGATGAACCGTCGCGCCGAGCGCCGCTATGCCACCGAGCGCGAGACCCGGCACCGGGGCTACAGCGTGGAGGACCGTGATCTCTCCCGGAAGAACCAGCTCGAAGATCGGGAGGCCGCTCGGAAGGACCGGATCGCGGATCGAGTGGTGGGGCATCTTGGCCGCGCGGCGGACACCTACGGCCCAGAGATGGACGACACGGAAGGGGAGGATCTGTTCAGTGACATCAACGCTGCTGAGGATCGGGGAGACATCACCCCGGCCGAGGCCAACGCGATGCGCGCGCGGCGACAGGCGGCGAAGGGGGCCTACGGGGCAGCCCAAACGAAAGCCGAGGGTAAAGACATCCCCGCGCGCCCTATCGTTCCCCCGACAAAAACGGCCACGGTGCGCGCCCCGGATGTGGACAAGGACAACTACCCCACCGGAACCTACTCCATTGTGGATCGCGTGCGGTCCTTCAAGGAACGGGTGGCCGAGGCTTTTGCAGATGCAAAGAAACTGAGCATGTTCAAGGGGCGTGGTGCCGACGCCCAAGCACAGCTCGAATACGCGCAGAGCGGGGTGGACACGGCCCAAGCTGTGGACAACTCGGCCCCATGGATGCCGGATGATTCCCCCGTGACGGCGACAGCGGGTGCTGGGGTGGCCGCATTCGAGACGGGGGAGTCCGTGCCCCCCGAGAACTTCGCCGGGGCGTTGCAGGATGAGGTGGCCAACCAGGAAGCGGTGGCCAGCACCTTCACCGCTACCCCGGAAGTTCGGGCAAAGCTCCTGGTCCGCGTCGAAGAACTGCGCAAGTCGGGCATGTCCGAGCAGGAGATCGCGCGCCACCTGTCGAAAGCTATCGGACCCCGCGAAGCCGGGATGCTGCTGGCCCAGTCTCCGGGGCGACCCGCCCCGGCCGAGTTGCAGCCCCCGGCCAAGCCGTAAGGTCCTCACATGGCTAATCCGTTTGACGACATCATCGCGGGCGGTGAGGGCGGGGGCGACTCCACCACACCTCCCCGGGACGCTAACCCGTTTGCTGATGTGGTGGCTCCGAATCCTGCCCAGCGTGCTGGGGGTGACGCGGCTGCTGCGGTAGCCAAACATGCACAGGCGTGGCGTGATCTAGCCAAGACGGACCCGAAGCGGTACGCGGCCGAAGTCGGCCGCTATGCCCAAGACGCGAAACTACAGGCATACGTCCCCCACATCGTTGCTGCCGCCGGGCCGGTCACCCCCGAGAACTTTGGGGCTGAGACGGGCGGGAGGGTCACGAGCGCCTTGAACTCACTGGCCCTGGCGGGTCGCGCGCCCATGCACGTCGGGGGGATGCTGGAAGGTATGGTGCGCAACACGGCGGCGAATGTCGCTGGGCTGTTCGGCCCCCACGCCGAAGCGGATGTCCACAACTTCGCCGCTGACTATGGACCGCTCGCGGCAGAGCGCGCGGTCCGGGCGCAGGATGAGGCCCGGGCAGCCGAAGCGGCTCGCGTCGCCTTGCGCAACCAACTCGCCCAGCAAACCGGCGGGATGGGGGCAGTCCAAGGGGTCGCTCGTGAGATCGTGGGGGGCGGTATTGAGTCACTCGGTTTCATGGGCGACACACTGCTGGGTGGCCGCACGGCGGTGGCCAATCGCGTCACCCAGGAGGTCACCAAGACCGCGCCCCGCTACGCTCAGAAGGTGGTCGATAGCCTGAGTGACCGCCTGCCCGCGTGGGCTGGTGGCTCCCGCAGCGCAGTGTCGTCCATGGCCCAGAAGCAGGGGCGGGCGGCTCTCGAAGTCAACATCGCGGCAGGTGTCAAGTCGGGGCAGACCCAGTTCGAGGGGACCTACGCGGACACTGGTGACGTTGCGGCTTCGGCGGCCGACGCACTCGTCAACGCGGTGTCCGAAGCGGGCTTTGGCTCGCTGGGTGGGGTGGCGGGCGAGACGCGCGTCATCGTCGAGCGGCGTGTGCGTGAGTACCTCAAAACCCTATTCCCGGACATGGCGATTGAAGCGGGGTCTGAGGCCCTCACCGCCCCGGTGCAGTATATCTCAGAGAAGTTGGCGAAGGGGGAGAAGATCGACCTGGGCGAGATGGCTCACGTCACCTACCTTGCGGCCGGTAGCGGTGCGGCGATGTCGGCCACCACGGGCAGCATCGGCACCGGGGTGGATGAACTGAGCGCCCTGGGCGAGAAGGCCTCGCGGGGGGCAGCGGGAGTGACGCTGGCTGCCAAGCTCAATATGGGTGACAGCCCGATGGACAAGGCCCTGGCGGATTCGCGCCTGCGTGCCCAGATCCTCGCGGGTGGGCTGGCTCCTCCTGCCAGCACCCAATATGTGGACGCGGCTGGGAACCCGGTCGAGTCCGAGATGGAGTCGCACCTGCGCGTCACTGGGTACACCCCCGAGGGACGCCCGATCTTCCAGAATGTGCCCCCAGGCCCGATGTCTGCGGCTGCCCTCGATTGGCAGGCCCGCATGGACGCCTTGGGCATGGCGGGCGACCCGGACGCGGACGCGGACGTCGGGCAGTACGACCCCATGCACGGGGAGGAACGCGAGCGGGCTCAACCCGAGCGGGACAGCGACCGGCCGTTCGACCCCACCGCCCCACTCTCCCCCCAGGACCTCCGAGTCCCTGCGCCTCCGGGCGTGACCTCCGCGCAGAACTGGGCTAACCTGCTGGATGAACTGGGCGGGGATCCCGACCGCATCCAGCACAAGGACGTGGTTCCTTTCCCGGGCCAAGCCGGGCGTGTGGGGCCTGCGCGCGACCGCAAGCCCGACCCCGCCCCAGCAGACGCCGCAGCCACCGCTGGGGGTGCACTGGAAGGTGACCCGGCGCTGACCCCTGAGCAGCGAGCGTGGCTGCGGGCGCAGAAAGCCGAGGAACAGAAGTTCGACGCTGCCGCAGACAGCGGGGGGCCGATTCCGCCCAAGGCCCACCGAGCCCTGCCGCCCCGTGCGCTCACTGCTGATGCCACCGAGCTGGACGACACCACCCCCCGGCCTCCATCGGATCGGGCCTACCTCCTCGCCCAGCAACTCGCGGAAGGCCGGTCGCGCGAAGCCTTCGACAAACGGATTGAGGAGGACGCGGCCCGTCGCGCTGCCCTGGATGAGGGGCTCAACACAGGGGGCTTCGAGGCCGCACAACAGGCCGCACAACAGCGCCCTGGCGACCGGGAGATGGCGGTTGCCCTCGCGGAGCGCGGGCTGTCCCCGCCGACGGACGAGGATCTGCTCACCGACCTCGCCCCCGAGGAAGCCCCGGAGCCCTCGGTCGTTCCCAAGGCTGGGCCAGCCAAGGTGGACCCGCGCCGTCGCGCTGGGCAGATCGACGCCCGCCTGCGCCAGATCCAGCAGGAGGTCCGTGCCCGCCCGCAGGACCGTGCGGCGCTGGCTGCGGAGAACCGTGCCCTGCTCGACGAGCGCGCCCTCATCGACACTGCCGCCACCCGTGCCCGTGCGGGCGAGCGTGGTGCCGGGCAGTTGGAGGAGGCTGCGGTGCAGCAGCGCCGGGCCGAGGAAGCTGGAACGCCCGAGGCTGTCGCGGCGGCTGAGACCAAGCGGGCCAAGGCCCTGGAGACCGTCGGAGAAGTGACCCGCGAAGGAGCAGACAAAGGTGTGAAGCCCCCGACGGCTCGGGCGGCTATGGAGGAAGCTGCGGCTGCCCCAGCCCCGGCGGCTCCGGTCGCCCCGGCGGCTCCAGCCCCGGCTGCCCCGGTCACCCCGGCTGCTCCAGCTCCAGCCAAGGCCCCCGAGCCCCCGATAGACGCGGAGAAGCTGCGCGCCGAGTTCGCCCGCGCCGATGCCGAACGGGCGGCTGCCGCTGCGGATCCCGCTGCCCCAGTTAATGCTGCGGCAGAGAAGATGGTCCGGGATCTGGCGGCGGATACGGAAGCCGGGCTCACGCACGCGGAGATCGTCAAAGAGGTGGCCACCACCTTTGGCTTCACCAAAGTCAAGGCCAAGGCCCTCGTGGAGTCAGTGCTCGGCAAAGCCAAAAAGCGCCGGATGGATGACGAGACCTACGAGGCCGCGCAGACCGCGCCTCGCACCACGGATCTGGCAGCCGACTTCCCGGGCGAGACCCGGAAGATCGACCCGGTGAAGGACGAGCTGGAGCGCGGCACGCAGGATGCCCAGCGCCCTGCCCCCGCACGCGATGCCATCCCGGTTGGCAAAGCTGTCGCTCCGGTCGAGCGTGGGGTGGGCGACGCCCGCCCCACTGGGCAGCAGCAGATCATCCCCGGCATGGCTGACACCGTGGCCGAGGGCCAGCGGGCATCGCAGGCCGAGGCCCGCGCGCAGACGTTGCCCGAGACGGACACCGAAGGCGGGCAGATAAAGCCCTCCGCGCTCGACGACGCCTCGGACACCTCCAAGCAGTTCATCGCAGACACCCCGCGCTCGACCGAGTGGCGCACGGCATGGCCCGGCACGAAGGCTGCCGAGGGGCGCGCGCCCACCGCCACCGAGAAGGTCCAGGCTGGAACAGAACTCCAGGCGCGGGAGTTTGACGACCTGAGCATGCCCATGGGCGTGCGCTTCACCCCGGGCCAGGGGATGGTGCGCCACCTCGACATCGCGCCGATCCCGATGGATTTCAACCTGGGCCACACCCGGGAGTGGAAGGACAAGGACACCGGCAAGGACCGCACCCAGCAGTACGGCATCCCGCACTTCTACGCGGGACGGGACCCCAAGGGTAACTGGTACATCCTGGAAGCGGATGTCAGCCCGGATCGTGGTATGGTCGAGAACGGTGTCGCCATCCCCAAGGAACTGCGTGGGGTGCTCAAGGCGGCTGACCCCACGCCGGAAGGGGCGCGGGATGCCATCACCGCTGCCTACCCGCCCGGCTCGCCGCGCGGTGTTGCCCCCTACCGGCTGGCTATGACGGCTGCTGATGCCGTGACCTACCGGAACGCGGGCAAGGTGGGCAATGCGGATCTCCTCGGGGAGATTGAGAAGCGGTACACCTTCCGCTCGTTCGATGCCATGCGGGACTCGTTCACCACCGAAGGCAAGCGCGGGGATACCCTGCTGCGCGAGCGTGTGAAGGGCCAGGGCCAGCACGGTGAGGTCCGCTCGGATCTGGCCGACAGCCTCCGGGCATCCCTGGAAGGTCGGGACGACGAGGGTCCCATCAACACGGGGGTCAGCACCCAGACCAAGGCGACGATGGCGGCATCGCCGGTCGCCTTCGATGAGGGGCCAGGGAACGTCAAGGCAGTGACCTCGTTCGAGGCCATCGCGACGAGCCTCACCAACCTGTACGACACGGCCTCGGGCGCGGCGCGCGAGCTGGCTCGCCGGTTCGGTCGGGCGCTCCAGAAGAAATCCACTGACCAGGGGGATTTCACCTCGACGGTGGCACAGAAGAATCTGGCCTGGATGAAGGCCCAGGAGATGAAGTCCCGGCTCGCGGGCAAGAAATCCGAAGCCGACGCGCTCCAGGCAGCCATCGACATCGCGGAAGCCGCCGCCACCGCCCAGGGCAAGTACACCAAGCGGCTCGGCACGGCCGAGGTTCTTCCGACCGACGAGGATGAGGATACGCCCCGGAAGGGTCGGCGGTCGGATAGCGCGAAGCTCCGGGCGAAGATCGCTGCGGCCAACCCGTTCATGCACGGGGGCGGGTACGAGACGAGGGTGTCCGACCTCGCCCCGTCGATGCGCAAGCGCATCAAGAAACTGCCGCCCATCCAGGGGATCGGGGAGCTGCCGGTTCCGCAGCAGGCGGTCCTGCGCAACCTCCAACTCCAGATGCCGGGAGTCGGCTTCCGGCTGGGCGAGCTGGACGGGGCGAAGGGGGAGTTCGAGATCCTGCCCAACGGCTCGGCGGTCATCACGCTCGACCCGACCAAGATCAGCTCGGACCTCGACTTCGTGGTCGTGCTGGCCCATGAGGTGTTCCACTCCTCGCTGGCCTACCCGGAGATCAAGGCTGCCGTGCTGTCTGCCGTCACCGACATAATCGGTGACGAGCAGGTGCAGGAACTCTACCGGCGCATGGCCGCTGAACCACGTTTCGGCAAGCTGCTGCGGGCCAACGGGATCAAGGCCGACACGGCGGAAGCCCGCGAGCTGCTGATGGACGAGGCCATCGCCTACGCGGTCACCACCGAGCTGGAGAACGGCAACTACGAGTTGGCCCAGTCCCTCCTCGGGGCCTCGTCGATGAACAACGAGATGAGCCTCACGGCCATGCTCGCGGCTGGGCGCGTGCCAGATGTCAGCCACAACACGGCGGCGACATTCCTGGAGGAGCGGCTGCGCTCCATCGGTGACTGGATCGAGCTGACGGTCAGCCGCGCGGCTGCCACCACCAAGGCCGACCAGAGCGAGATCGACGCCACCCGCAACCGGCTGTTTGGGACGCCCGGCCAGCAGACGTTCCACAACACCAAGACCGGGAAAGAGGAGAAGGGTCCGGGCGGGATCCAGGAGAACCGCGACAAGGAACCGGACACCCCGGACTGGAAGCGCCCGACGCTGGATCCCGCGACGCGCTCGGCGGGCACCAAGCCCGACACGGTGCGGGAGATCGTGAAGCCTGTCGCTTCCCAACTCGCGGACGTCGCCCGCATCGCCCAGCTCGCGGCCAGTCACCGGCTGTCCTCGATGGCTCGTGCCATCCCGATGAACTCGGCAGCGCGCGACATGATCTCGCGCACCACTGACAGCGTGGCCCAGGCCTACGCGATGGTCGAGAAGGCCCAGGTCAGGCTCCCGGGCATGTCGGAGACCGAGCACCAAGCGGCCCAGGCTCGCGCGCTGGAGCGCGTGCGCACCGCCGAAGCTGCGCTGCGCCAGGTGGAGAACACCCTGTTCGGCAGCTCCGAGTACCAGAACCAGTTGGCTGCCCTGATCGAGAAGCTCCGGGGAGCATATGTCCCCGAGACCACGCAGGCAGCGGTGGCAGACAAACCCCGCGCGGCAAAGCGCGATCTCCGTCAGATCACGACCGACGAGATCATCCAGAACCGGCTCGACGCCTCCACCGCGAAGTCCTCCCTCAGTTCTCCGAAGCCCACCGAGGAGTCGCTGCGCACCCGGTTGGCCGACAGCCTCGCCTTCAACTTCCGGCGCGCGACCACCCAGTACGCGGCGCTCGGTGCTCCCGTGGATCTGAACGAAGCCCGCGTCAAGCGTGGGCTGGACACCTACTTCCACATGCAGAACCGGAAGGGGGACATTGGCAAGACGGCCACCATGACCGTGTTCGGCCATCTGGAGAAGGCCCCTCCCCGCAAGGCCCAGGAAGCCTTCGGTCTGTGGAACGAGTTTGCCGCGATGCGCGACATCCAGGTGCAGATCGAAGCCCTTGGGCCAGCGTTCCTCGAAGGCTCCGATGTCATCCCCGGGATGGAGGAGCGCGGGGTTGTGACGGCGGCTTCCCGGAACCTCGACAAGTTCCGTGAATACGTCAAGGCTGTGCAGGCCAAGATGTTCGCGAACCCCCTGGCGAAGCAGATCGACGAGGCCTACAACGCCGAGTTCGACCGCCTCCGCGCGCAGCTTGAGCACGCAGGCATCGCGGAGCCCGGCTCGCTCTCTCCCTACTACTACCACCGCATCAACGAGGCCCACTCCACCCAGGACGTGGTGGACCGTACGGCCGAGCTGCGCAAGTACCTGTCCCTGGATCTGGCGACGGCCCCCACGGCTGCCCCGCTCAAAGCCGAGACGTCGCTGTCGGCCTTCCGGCGCAACGGCATCGAGGCTGTCGCGGATTCGGTTGCCTCTCTGCATGGCATGCTCGGGATGCGCCACCTCCAGGACGCGGTGATTGCCACCTCGGTGCACAACGAGGTCGCCAACGTGGCCGAGGCCCACAATGAAGCCTCCATGGCCGAGATCGTGGAGAAGCTGGCGAAGGCCGGGGCGAAGCGCGCCGAGGTAGCCGCATTCTTCGGTACCTGGATGAACTCGAAGCACCACACCCCGGCGGCAGCCGCGTGGCTGACGGACCATGCTGCTCTCTTAGAGAAACTCTCCCGCCTGGAGGGAGACAACCGCACGGACATGGCTGAGGCAGTGGACAAAGCGGGCATCGCTGGCTTGGCCCAGCTCCTCGCGGATGCCCATGCCCAGGCCACCCCGTTCGAGCAGTCGATGATCCAACGCGCGATCCTTGGACCGGCATGGCTGGATCCGGTGAACCCGCTGGCGTGGCACAAGATGCACGGTGACCTCATCCCGGATGGGTTCATCCCCACCAACGTGCCCGGGAAGGTCGCGCCGACGGAGCCCAGCGTGTCCTCGTTCGACCTCCCCCGGTTCTCCGAGATCCTGAACACCACCATGGCCCTGGCGCAGGACGCCGGGCGTAACCCCGTGCTGGTGGTCCCGAAGAACATCGCCCGGGAAGTCGGGGAGCGGCGTCAGGTCCGCGAGGAGCAGATCAAGCGCCGGTATGGCGACTCGCTCGTGAACAAGGCCCGTCGCCTGTCCACGCGCGCACAGCTCACTTGGCCCCCGACCCTGCTGAACTACCTCTGGAGCAACAGCGTCGGCAACCCGACAGCGATGCTGCTCAGTGACCCGGCTGCCCTCTCCTACGTCCACGCGGCTGACGCGCTGTTCAGCCGTCTGCACAACGACCCGGCCAGCCTGACGGAGCCCGAGCGGAACCTGCTGTTCCTCATGCAGCAGGAAGGGCTGCTGGAGACCGGGTTCTCGGCTGACCACGATTCGGGCAACCCGTTCGCCGCTCGGCTCGCGGAAACCCTGCTGCACCAGGAGCAGCGCGGCCTCATCCAGAAGTTCCTCGATGCCACCGCCGGGGAGAAGGCTTCGGGCGTCATCCGCGACAAGCTCAACTGGCAGCGCAACACTTTCGGGCTCAAGCGCCGGGTCGATGACCTCTGGCGCATCGCCTCGTTCATGCGCGAGATTGAGCTGAACCCGTACCTTGCGCGCGAACTGGCCCCGGCACTGGCCCACCGCCCGCTCAAGGGGCAGGGGGTCAAGGCCACCATCGAAGGCTGGACCCGGTACCTCGCCCTCACCCCACACCGCTTCGCGGGCTGGGCGCTGGGGCAGTCGTGGCTGCGCTCGTCCCACTCAGGTATGAACCGGACGGTGGCTGCCCAGGCAGCCGACGCAGACCTGGGTGAGCAGCGGACCTCGGTGTCCGAGGACATCAAGGCCGGGCGGCGTGTGGCCCAGTACGCGGGCGAGCGCGTGCGCGGCACCCTCGGCAACTACGATGCCGTGACCGAGCTGACCGAGAGCTGGCTGGGACGCGGCCTGCTCAACCCGTTCAGCGGCTACTCGAACAACGCCATCCGCATCACCCTCCAGGCGATGAGCAACGATCTGGCTGAGGGCACGGGGCGCGGGTATGTGGCCGGTGGGGGGCGCGCGGCCCTGATGACCGGACGGTTCGCGGTGACCGCGAGCCTGCTCCCGGGGTTCGTGTGGTTGATGAACCAAGCCCTGCGCGAAGCCCTCGGGGACGAGGAGGAGTACAAGAAATGGGAGACCACCCGGCAGGCTAACCCCTACACCACCCTCTATCTCGGGGGCGGGCGCACCCTGTCCATCTCCTCGATTGGGGGCGACGTAGTGCGCGCGCTGGGCTTCGACACCGCCCGCCATGACATCGCCAACCTCATCGAGTATGGGGACACCGAATCCATCGTGACGAAGATCGGTACGACGGTGGCCAAGCCCTTCGCAGACCCCCAGGTGGGCTTGATCCAGACGGCACTGGCCTTCTCCCCCTGGAACTTCGACAGGTCCTCGGGCAAGCTGCGCCCGGCCTATGATCCACTCCAGGCTGCCGTGCAGCCCTACGGGCTTGCCCCGCTGGCAGCCGTGCTGTTCGGGACGGACAACACCCCGGCCACGGAGCTGGCCTACGGGCTCGCCACCCGGCGGATGGACCCGAAGGACACCCAGATCGCCTATGCCAAGCGGCTGGTGAGCCAGTTCAATGCCGAGCACAACTACGGGC